GACAAGGTTACATTTGTTGACAACAGAGGAGAAGTTGAAGGGTGGCAATATGTACCAACAATCTTAGGAATGTTAGCAGGTTTACCAATGACTAGATCTGCTACTAGCTTTTTATGTGGGAATTTAAAGGAAGTTTCTATATTTGATGAAATAGATGATGTTATTGATAAAGGTGGTTTCTGTCTGTATAAAGATGAAGGAGATATAAGAGTTGCTAGAGCATGTACATCACTTCAAGAAATTACACAAGATGAAACTGAAGATATGAAAGATATTATCATAATAGAATCTATGGATTTAATGAGAGATGATATTTACTCAACATTCAAGAAATGGATAGGTAAATATAAGAATAAATATGATAATCAAGTCTTATTCTTTACTGCAATTAATGCTTATTTCAAAGAATTAGAGAAAGAGGATATTTTGGATAAAGAATATGATAACTATTCAGAAGTTGATGTTGAAGCACAAAGATTAGCATGGCTTGGAGTAGGTAAAAAAGAAGTGGAAGAATGGGATGATGAAAAAGTTAAAAAGACTGCATTTAAGAAAAAAGTATTTATGAAAGCTAAAATTAAGATATTAAATGCTGTTGAAGACTTTAAATTTACAATTAATATGTTCTAAAAGGAGGACAGGTAGATGGCTAATAAAATGGATAAAAATAAAATTTTAAGAGGTTCATTTGGGGCTGTATGGCTAGATGGAGAAGAATTAGGTTCTGTAAAATCTTTTGAGGCTAAGGTTACATTAGAATATGAAGATGTGGATATTATGGGAGAACTAGGAAAGTCAAAAAGATATATGGGCTTTACTGGTGAAGGAACTATGACATTACATAAAATAGATTCTACTATTGGAAAGTTATTAGCTGATGGTATAAGAAATGGTAATATGCCAGATTTTAAAATAGTTGCAAAACTAGATGACCCAACAGCTTATGGAGCAGAAAGAGTTGAATTAACAGGTGTAACAATTAGCGAATTAATGGCATTAAAATTTGAAAATAAAGCATTAAGAGAGGAAGAAGTTCCTTTTAGTTTTTCACATTTTAGATATATAGATATGATATAAGGAGGATATAAAAATGGCTAAAAATATAACATTAGAAATATTAATTGCAAAGAAACAACAATCAGAAAATGATAAAATGAAAGTGGTGCTATTTAATTCAGAAGTATTAGGTGGAACAATAGAAGTTGTAAAACATAAAGCAAGAGATGTAATAAAAATTATGGATAGTACAGAAGAAAAAACAACAGAAGCAGCTTACAATGCTAACTGTAAATTAATTTATAAACACTGTCCTATTTTACAAAAAAAGGAATTGCAAGAAGCATATCAAGTTGCAGAACCATATGAAATTGTAATACCTGTATTTGATGAAAATCTAGGTGAAGTAAATAAGCTATCAAACTTCATTTTAAACCTTTATGGATTAGGTGAAGAAGATAACAAAGCTAGTAAAGTCTTAGAAGAAGAGGTTGAAGATATAAAAAACTAATATTAGAGGATACCGATATGGCATTCCTCTCTTTTTATTTGCTTAGAGGGTTTAAATATGGTTATCTATTAAATTTATCATATGACGAAAAGTTATTTATGATAGCCACAATGGATCTTGAAATTGAGAGAATGAATAAATCAGGTACTTAGCTTTTTATACTAAGTACCTTTTTATCTTTTAAGAAAGGAGGTTTAAATGGCAAAGACTATTGGCGTATTACTAAGTTTAAAAGACCAGTTTACAACACCATTACAGAAAGCAACTAAGAGTGTTAAGGCGATGGATAGACAGCTTGAAAAAGCTGGAAACAAAATAAAAGCTTTTGGAAATAAAGTAAAAGCAGGTATGAAAACAGTTGCTAAGTGGGGAGCTATTGGTTTTGGTGCATTGACTGCTGGTGCAGTTTTATTTGCTAAACAATCCATTGATGCAGCTAAAGACCAGGTAAGAATTGAAAAGTTACTTGAAACTACGATGAAACGGACAAGCAATGCAAGTAAAGAGCAAATACAAGCAATAAAAGATGAAGCTAGTGCATTACAAAATGTTGGTATAGTTGGAGATGAAGTTGCACTTGCTGGAGCAAATCAATTAGCTGTTTATGGGTTAAGAAGTGACCAAATTAAAAAATTAATGCCTAACTTAAATGATATGATAGCTAAAGAAAAAGGTTTAAATGGAACTCAAGAAGATGCTGTTGCTATGGCTGATGTTATCGGCAAGGCTATGAATGGTAAAACAAAAGGTCTTTTAAAATATGGAGTATCATTAACAGCAGCTGAGGAAAAACTATTTAAAACTATGAAACAAGAGCAAAGAATGGAGTTTATTAGTAAAAAGTTAAATGAATCTATTGGTGGAACAAATAAGGCTCTTCGTGAAACAGATGAAGGTAAAATTGTAGCTGCTAAAAATGCTTGGGGAGATATGAAAGAAGAGGTAGGGAAAAAACTACTACCATATCTTGGAAAGTTTGCTGAATGGTTTGAAACTAAAATACCAGCTATTCAAAATTTTATTTTAGGAATTGCTGATAAAATTCAAGAATTAGTTACAAAAGCAGAACCTTATATAACACAAATTAAGGATATGTTTGGAAAAATATTTGAAAAAGTGAAGCCAGCACTGGAAGAAACTTGGCAAATATTATCAAATGCTGGAACTGTTGCAATAGATATAGCACAAGGCATAATAAATAATTGGGATAGAATAAGTCCTATTGTTTATACTCTTGTTGGAGCAATAACTGCATATAATATTGCAACAACAATAAGAAATAACAAGGAGTTAATTTATGCAGGAATTATAAAAACTAAAATGGCTTTAGATACTGCACAAGCAATCCTTACTGGACAATTAACGATAAAACAATGGGCTTTAAATGCCGCAATGAATGCAAACCCAATAGGAATAGTTATAGGAGCTATTGCCTTGTTGGTTGGTGGTATATGGTTATTATGCAAAAACTGGGACTTAGTTAAAAAGAAAACTATAGAATTATGGAGAAAACTGGATAATAATCCATTAGGCAAGGTACTTAAATTTATAATTAAGTTTGGCAACCCTGTTGGTGCTATGATTAACGCATTCTTATTTTTAAAAGATGTGATTACTCAAAATTGGGAGACTATTAAAGATTTTGCTATGACTTTATGGGATAACTTAGTTGGTGCATTTAATTATGTGAAAGATGTTATATTAGGTGTTTGTGATGTGGTTGGTGGGATATTTACTGCTATTTGGGATGGAGTTGTAAAGGCATTAGATAAGTTGAAAGAGGGTTTTAATAAAGTAACAGATTTTATTACTGGTGCTTTTATGAGTGCTTGGGATAGCTTAATGAAAGCATTAGATGCTATATTACACCCAATTGAAACAGCTAAAAAAGCCTTTGGTGGACTAATTGATAAGTTGAAATTTTGGAATAATACAAAAGCTGAAGATAAAACAATTAATATCAATGAGGTTAAGAGAACAGATAATATAGGTGGAAGTAATAAAACTGGTATAACTACAAGCACAGTTAAAAATCCTAGACATGCTTTGGGTACTGCATACTTTAAAGGTGGAGTAACAGGAATTAACGAGGGGGGAAGAGATGAAACTGCTATATTACCTGCTGGAACTAAAATTTTAAGTCATGAAGAAGGTAAGGTTATAGAAAAAAAGAATAACAAATCTATAACTGTAAATATCCATATTGATGGTAATTTCATTGGAGAAAAAGAACATATGGAAAAATATGGAGAGTATACAGCAAATAAGATTTTAGCAGCTTTAAATAATATGTAGGATAGGAGATAAGAAAATGAATATAATTTTTATAGTTGAAGATAATGGAGTACAACAAGAAATGGTAAATATTCCAGTAGTTCAAAATATAGAGCCAGTAAACTGTGAAACAGAAGATGAAGAATTTACAACTATTAATGGGAAAAAATTAAATTTAATTGGTGGTAAAGGGCTTAGAAACTTTTCATTTTCTTCTTTTTTTCCTAGTAAATTATATAGTTTTGTAAGTTTTTTAAATTTTAAAGAACCTAAATATTATATTGATTTTTTTGAAAAGTATAGAGATGCAAGAGTACCTTTAAGAATTATTATAGTTGATAAGTACAGAGTGGTCTTAAATATGCTATGTAGATATAATTTTACTTATTCTTTTAGGGATAAGGCTGGAGATGTTCCATATACCTTAGATATAAAAGAATATATTTTACCTGGTGAGGTTGATAATAATGTATAGGACAATAGCAAAAGAAATAGATGTAACTAATTACATAAGAGATTTAACCTGGAGAGATAGTATTGACACATTAGGAGTTGAAATAAGTTTTGAACTAGCAGTAAATAAGTTTGATAAAAATTTATCTTTTCTCTATGACATTAA